TCAAGCGGTTCGTTGGTTGTTGGGTCAAAGAGCGTAATTTCACCATTAAGTACTTTTGTGCGAAATTCATCAAGTTTTGTTTCAAATTCATTCATGTAAGTGGTCGATTCATAGAATCGTTCATCTTGTAAGAAAAGACGTGCCGTAGCGTAAACCGCAAGTAAATAGTTATATTCACGAGGAATGATTTGAACAACATCTTCATCGCCTTCCAAATAAGCCATATTGGAAAGTTGAGGAAGCACTTCGATAATTCGGTCAATTCCTTCGTTAAGAAAAGCCGTAATATCTTCTTTACGGAAAATGGAATTGTTAAAGTCACGAGCATAAGCGCGAACACGTGCATGAAGGTCTTTTAAATTCATTCAGACACCTTCTTTGTCGAGCGTTTACGTGTGGTTTTTGTCGTTACTGTATTTGAAGTTGTTGCGATTTGATTGTGTTTTGCATAAGTTTCAAGAAAGGAACTCATCATATTGCAAAGTGCATCAAGGCGAATAGCAATGGCATAAAGATATTTTTCGCTGGTATTGAGTGGCTCAGGAATCTTACTCATAACCATCCTCCTCACGTTAAAAAAGGCGGGGCGCAAGAACACCCCACCCCTAAGCTATTTGCATTACTCAGTTGTGCCGTCAGAACCGATGAGACCTCTCCAATCGGAAACACCGAAGCTGTACCTCATGTAACCACGATATTTTGCAACGAAGTCATCAAAGGATTCATCCCATTTAAATTCAGGACGTACACGCCAGAAGAAGTTCAATTCATGACGCATACCGTCTTGTAAAAACCAAGCAGTATCTGAACCACCAGCCGCCGCGCCAAGATAATCTAAAACGACAATTTCCAAACCGTGATTGCGGAGGAAAGAGTTCGTATCATTCAAGTCAGTACCAGCGATGCGGTCAGATTGTAAAAGACGAACTGCGGTATCTTCAAGAGCCGGCGGAACAATCAAGCGAGTTGCTTTAAATTGTGCCAAATTACCAGCCTCATCAAGCGTTTCACGCATCATTTGTAAGGCTTTTTTCAAGTTCGCTTCATTCAATTTACCCGTCAATTTGTTTGATACGGTTTTGGTCGAATCAAGAAGCGGGTGATTTTCAGAGAATAAGCATTCACCATCATAAATGGGGCGAATCGGTGCACCAGTTGTGCCATCAACCGCAAAACCTTCGATAAGCGGAAGAACAGCATCTTTTTCGATTTTTGCACGTCCAGAACGTGCCATAGCTTTCGGCATTTTTTCGATTTGACGATATTGGTCGTCATCATACATTTCACGAGTAACCATGAAACCTTGAGTGAAGGCTTCGTGAATGTACGTTCTTTCAAGACCAGGGCTTAAAGTTTTGTAGCTAACAGTATCGAATTGAGAAGCGCGTTTTTCCCAATCGCCAAAAGCGCCCATGCCCCAGTCATGTTCAACAGCTTTGTTAGAGTCATAAATATTGTAAATCTTTGTGTATTGTTCAGGTACTTCATCATAAGTCTCGAAGAAGATTTTACGCAAGCCAGGTTCGAGCAATTTTCCAAAGTTTTCAACATTGTCACGGTCAGTATCCGAATAGTTGAAAGTATTGGTTGAATCAGACTGAACTGGCGTAGCGTGAAGTTGTAAGTTAAAGCGTTTTAACAATTCAGCCAAAAAAGTTCACTCCTTATTTTATTGAAGCCCATTTCATGTATTCTTCATCAGTCATGCGCATCGCGCGAGCGACTTTCTTTTGTGCAGGGGTCAAAGAAGGTTTTGGATTTTGAACAGGTGCAATATCCCCGCCAGTCTGAATAATAGTCGATGTGTCAACATGAGCTTCTTGTTGTGATTTTAGTTCTTTCAAAAGTTCATCGCGTAATGATTGTTTAATAGAATCAATGTCCAAGGTTTGGGATGCACCACCACCTTGACGGATTTTGTGTAATTGATAAGCAGTTTCTAAGTTGCTAATGTTTTCTGAAGATGCAATTTGAAGCACTTCTGCATCGTTAAAGTCGCCATACTTATCGTGCAGATTGCGTAACTCTGTTTGTAAAAGTAAATCATAATATTTATTTTCAATATCAGAAATACGTGATTGAACAGGGTCAAGAAGCGGAGCATTAAGAGTCATCGCTAAGTGTTGAGCCACTTCAGGATTCTGTTTAATTTGATTCAACACTTGAATGGCTTGTTCAGCTTCTTTTACCTTACGGCTTAATTCTTGCGTTTTGCGTGTGTAATCACTTTGTCTGAGATAACCATTTTTAAGCTCATCGAGAGTGAGTTTTTGTCCATCTATTTCAACCGTAATGGGTTGGTCTGCGAGAGGCTCTTTTTCTTGTGGTTTAGTTTCTTTTTGTGGCTCAGATATTGGTTGAGCTTGCTGTTGAGCTTCTGCATTTTGCGGTGCGCTGGATGCAGGATTTGTAGTTGTCGCAGGTTGAGTTTGTGCATTGGGCTGAGCTCCTTGGTCTTTTTCTTTTTCCATTTGAGCTTTCAGTGCACGATATTCATCAATATTCATTTGCTTTCCTCCTATGGAATCCTTTTTGACTAGGTTATTCATGAAAGAATCCTAGCTAAATAGGTTGTTCCTATTTAAGCAAATCCATGAGTTGCGGATTTTGTTTAGCAAGTGCGGCAAGTTCATCATCTGTAAGCTGTTCTAGTCCACTAAGTATGTCTTCAGGAAGTCCTTCACCTGTTTGTGAACCTAAATCTTCAAGTTCGGAATCAGGAAGTCCATTTCCGATGGGGTTTCCTTGGAGATTTCCAGGCGGAAGGCTTTCGCCAGTCATGGTGTCCGTATCCGCTTGAGACGAAGATAAGAGTCGTTCCGCATCATTATAGCCTTCATTATAGGCTTGCGTTCTTATTTTGTTGTGTTCTGCTTCTCTCCGTCTTTCTTCTGTCATTTTATCATGCTCTTTTTGAAGTTGTAAAATTTTCTTATTTATCGATTCAATAGCGCCCATCATATCATTTAAGACCTTATCGGTTTCAGCATCTTGTTGTTGGGATTCTTGGGCAACTTCTTGAAGCTGTTGTTGAAGGGTTTGAACAGTTTGAACGAGTTGTTGAATTTCTTGTTCAATCATGAGTTGTTTATTACCCATGCGGTTTAACATGGCACTTCTCACTTCGGCTGGTAAGTATTCCGTCACAGCTTCACGGTCAACAAGAGGTTGTCCATCAGGCATTTGTGTTTGAGCAAGACGAATCATAAGGTCAAGCATAGCCCCGCGATTAACTGGCATGGTTGAGCCAGCCATGATTTTTATATCATAGTCGTGTTCTAAAGCGTCCTTACGAAATTCACGAATATCATAAGTGCCATCAGGATGCGTCACACGAATCCAACGTTCATCATGCCAGAATTGTTTCATGCGTGAATACCAAAGTTGAGCAAGTCTTCCCAAGAAGTCTTCCATGAGTTTTACTTTTAAACGAATACGCGCTTGTCCAGCTTCTTGAAGAGCTAAAATGCCTTGTGCGGTATAAACACCAGTTTCAGAGTTACCTTTTAATGAATCGAAAATACCGCTAATTTGTTCCATATCGGCTTTATAAGTTTCAACAGCATTTACCACGTAGCTTGGCATACTTGGTGGCTGTTCTCTACGGACTTCAGAACCTGGATTTTTACGAATAACAAGTCCAGGGCGAGAAGTGATTTTACCATAGCCTATACCAGCATTTTTATCGACAATCCAAGGCATATTTGCTGTGGTTTTGGCATTATCAAGAATGGCGTTATTCAATTCATTCATGTATTTTTGTGGACTTAAAAGTTGTGCAACTTCACCTTCACCCCAGAATTTCCCAGGTACGTCATAATCTTTTAAGATTAAGAATGGGAATTTTCCATCGTTATAAGGGTTTGGTTTATCTGATAAGACTAAGCCTAATTCTGGCGCAACGGTAATAACGCGACCATGTGGATAAAGTTGTATATTTTCACCATGTTCATTGGTAAAGGTGTCAAAATCACGTGTCCACACTTCGAGAACAAGAATTTGGTTGTCAATTTTAGCGTCTTTATTGTTGTCATGAACAAGTTCTGAATAATTTACATCGCCACCGATAAGTTTATCTGCAAAACGCGGAAACTGACGTTGTAAACGATAAGCATTTCGATAGGACGCATAAATAATATATTCAGCATCATCCACACTTGTAGCAAGCGGGTCAGGGAAAATATTAAAAACATTAACAGGAATCGTTTTGATTTGTTTATCATTGGAATCCCAAGGGGTGAAGAAAACAGCGCTACCTGTAACAAGAGTCGTAATCAATTCTCGGTAAAGTTTCGTTGAAAGGGATTCTCTGTCCCATTCATAACTGAAAGCATCTTGAATGTCATTAGCATAAGCCATGCCATCAGGATTGCGTGGTAGGGCTTGGAATTTCGGGTCATTATCTAACATAATCGGGCGAATGGTTTCAATAATGGAAAATATGTAGTTTGAAACCAAATCCGATTTGTAATCTGGCAGGTTCTTATTTTTGAAATAATCGCCACGATAAGCGTCAAAATAAGTAAGCCAGCGTTTTGTATAGTCAGCCTTTGCGACCATTGCTTCTTTAAATTTCATGCCCCAATAACTGGCGAGTGTCGCCATTTGCTGGTCGCGTTCAGCTTTCTTTTTAGCATTTCGTCGCGCCACGTATGTCCCTCCTAAATACTGATTTCATCTTCAGTCGGTTTTTCAAATTCAGGGTCAATCACATCTTTGATGATATGTCCAGAAGTACGTGCATCAATCGGAATCTCAGGCGTGTAATATTCACCTTTTCCTTCAAGCATAAGTTGTAGAAGAATTGCAAGAGCCATAACAGTATCGTCATGACAACCAGGCTGAGCGTTGGTTTTTCCGTTATCTTCGATGATATAGGTAAACATTTCACTAATCGCTAAATCATCATAAAGTCCTAAGTACATTTCACGAATAAATTCAGCGAGCTTGTCAATCATCAAAGGTTTTGTACGAGAAGAGGTTGTCCAGCCCAACTTTTGAGTCATCTTATCTGCAATTCTATCATAAGATTTGGAAAAGTATAGATTCCAGTATTCTTCTTTCTTGAGGGTCGTGAGGGTAGTTAAGCCGTGGTTATTATTTTCGACGCCCAAGTATGCGTCATTGTAATATTTTGCGAGCTTTAAAAGCTCAATTCCGTATAAATCAGGGTCTATATGCCCATGCCAACGTGCAATAATATCAAAAGTTTCAGGGTCGCCGACATAAGCACATGAATAGTCTCCTTCGATAAGTCCTTCTGCCACGTCAGCACCAATACAATAGAATTTATCCGGTTCAGGTTCTTGCCAAATCGAAATATAACCTTTGGGGTCTTCGATAAGTTCCACTTTACCGTCTTTTGCTACTAAATAGCCACGCTTAATGGGTTCTTTTGTAATTGTTTGGTATTTTTTAAGTGCTTGAATATTGAATTTTGGACGACCTGATGAGATAAAAGCTTCTTCTGGCGTTGATGGATATTCTTGCATAAAAAGTATTTCATCGCCTTGACATTTATTTTTAATTGTCCAGCGACGCCAGTTAAGTTGTTCATAAGTAAGGTTGTGTTTTTCACGTAATTCTGCTTCATAAGTGCGAACTTCTTTACCATTTGCGTCTTTATGCGTGGTTTCAACTTCTTCAATGAATTGCTGTTTTTCTGCTTCACTTCGGAAAGGACGTGAATATTCGGGTTGAATGAACCAAGGAAGAAAAATAGGCGTAAATTCGTTTTCACCACGTACTGCTTTCATCCACATTTCATGAAACCAATCTCCAACACCGTTTGCTGTACTTTCAAGCACAACGAGTGTATTTGGTTGGTCAGGAACAGCTTGCAAAAGTCCAAGCATTGTGGTTTTTGCATCAGGAAAAAAGGCTACTTCTGAAGCGTGAATATTGTGATACGTGGCACTTCGTCCAACTTCGCCAGAACCGGCGGTGGCGATACTGATTTTAGAACGCAAACCTGGATTTTTGGCTTTTTCAGCATCATCAGTCGTGGGATTTTCAAAGGAAAGCACTTTACCATTCGCGTATTTTTTCATCGGCTTTATCACATCAGGCAAATATTCGTAATAAAGCTTACTCATATTAAAGAGGTTCGATGAGGCTTGTTCTTCATGGGCAATGATAAGAGAATTTTTGTTTTCGTTTGTGGTCGTATCATGAAAAATAATACCCTCAAAAAGCGTAGAAAGCCCCATCTGACGAGCTTTCAACACGATATAACGTTTTGGTTTACCCGCTTCTTCATCGCGCCGTATGAGGTCATTTACGATGTTCTGAGCGGTGTTTAGTTTAAAGGGGATGATTTGAGCGCGTTTATCGCGGATTTTGAGGAATTTTTCGATGTACCATTTGCGGTCATTGCGCAATTTGTAGTAGAAAAGCTGTTCTTTAGTCATTTTTGAGGTATTCGGCATAAATTATCACCTAAAATGGCGCTCTTCGCGTTCATCGGAGATTTGTAACGCCCTTTTCAAAATGTAAATTTGCCAGCATTCTTGAAATCCAAAGTGATTTCCGATGCGCGAGTCATAGATAATGTATGAAAGACATTCTGCAAATGTCATGGTTTTTCGTCAGACACTTCAACAAAGTCAGCTTCAATAACCTCATCGATAAGGTCATTCAATTTTTGTTCAAAAGTACGTACAGTCACTTCTTTTTTCACTTCTTGTTTTGGTTTATGTCCGGCTCTATCCAGAACATCCTTAACGGCTTGCAACGCGACACCATCAATCGGTGAATCCATAAGTTCGCGCATACGTTCCATGGCTTTGACAGTTAATGCTTTCATTTGATTTGAAACCACTTCATGCGTAATGTTTTGCATTTCAGCAATGGCATTTTTTACATCAGAACGGCGTAACCAGTTGCCAAGAGTGTTAGGATGCACTTCTAAGAGTTGTGCCAATTTATTTAAGCTGTATTGTCCTGTCATGTACAAGTGGATAAAGCGTTGCATCTTGGGTGGCATGTCTGCCAATGGATTAACGATTTCTTCACTCTGTAATGACGTTTCCTGTAATGTATCCTTCTCCTCGTTTGTAGGCATTGTAACCACTCCTTAACATCTTATCCACGATGTTTTGCAAATCGGAAGGATGTTTTACATTCATGATGTCTTCAAATTCTTCAAAACAGATAATGCCTTTGATATAAAGCACATCAGCGAGAAAACCAATAGCGAGTTTGTCCATTATTCGACCACCGCCCAATCATCAGATAGCAAATCTGTTTGCGAAGCAAACCATGGTACACGACCTTTTAGCGC